TGATTGTTCAGAGATCCAATTGAGGAGGCGGTAAAATCGAATGTTGCAGAGTCAATCCTACTGACAGTCTGCTTCAGAGATCCAACTGCACTGGCGGTAAGGCTGAAAGTAGTAGAGTCAACTAAGCTTACTCGGTGACTTAAACTTCCGATATCATTAGCCGAAAAATTGAAACTTGCAGAATCAATCCTACTGACATTCTGCTTCAGGGAGTCCACTGCACCCGCAGTAAGGTCTAAGCTGGCAGAATCAATCCTAGACACCAAATGGCTTAAAGAGCCCACCGTAGAGGATGTCAAGGTTAGCGTGGCTGAGGCTATTTCGTCAGTAACGCCTCCAGCTGCGGGTATCGAAAAAAATAGCCTACTCGGGCGCATTATCTTGGAATCAACATTTGGTAGGGGCTGTTATGCAACAACCCTATCTGAGAAGCATTAAGCCCCTCTCGATGCACCATGAAATAATAAAGAGAACCTGTAAACTGAGTACCGGTGTTTAACACACTAGCTAGCTGACCTAGCAGAGTATTATCAAAACTAGCTGTCGCACCGGTATTGCCTATTGTCCCTGAAATGTCATCATCAATACCATAAGGGATGCCATTGAGGTATCTCCTTGCGAGGTTAGCATAACGGTCAATTACTAATGATAAGACATAGATTTGATTCAAAACTATCACCGTACCGTTTAGTTGGCCATTGGTAGATCCCCCGCTAACATCCCCTTCTATAAGCATTCTAAGTTGATTATTTGGTGACCGTATATCTACGGCAGTTAAGGGGGCGATGCCCGATGCACCAAAACTAAAAATCTTCCCTGCTGAAGTTTGCGCACTTTGAGAAAAGCACATGGTAATTGTGTAACTTTCTCTGTCAGGGAATCCGATACTGGGTGTAATTCTACCGTAGTGCGCAGCTCCTGTACCCAGTATTAACTCCCCTTCGTTACCAAAAGAGGCACTACCATTAAGCCCTAGAGCATACTTGCCGTCTACCGATCGATCACCACCGAGCCACATTAGGTCAGCTGCCTGACCTAAGTGGTGGCTACGATCAATGGCTACAGGTGTGTTGGGCTTATTCCCCTCAAATAACGCTCCAGATTCCCATCTCGGTTCGGGTATGTACCAGCCAGCCATAAGTTACGCCGCAGGCCCGAAAGTCCAAGGGCTACAAGTAATGTCAGTCTCGTCCATGACACCGCTGCCAGCAGTTGCTTGGTCAGCGTTGTTAACTACCACCAAACTTCCAAACTCGTGAGTCGGTGCGAAAGTCCCAACATACCCTTTACAGATAACATTATTAACGCACTTCAGTTTTCCAATAAAGGTTAACTCTCCAAGGTTACCTACCGTAGGTGTATAAGCTGCATCTGCACCGGTAACCTCACCACCATTGCCAACAGCAGCAGTAGCCGAGGGGGAGCCCGCCCAGTAAAAAGCAACCTCATCACCATCACTCGGTGCGATAGCAAATTCAATACAAGCATCAACCCGATATTGCGAGGCGCGTTCGGTGTTTCCCAATGTAGCAGACTTGGCTGATTGTCTTGCACCCCCACTAGCCGCAATAGTAGTCAGATCAATCTGAATATCTGTAGGTGCCCCAATTATGAGGCTGTTATTAGCAGTAGTGGGTGCAGCCCCAAAATCAGTGGCATGATCCGCGAATAGAAGCTGCGTACCTGCCGGTTTAATCATCGCGTCGTTAGTAGCCATTACAATGACCTCGCGTGGGCAACATGCCCTTCAGTGACGTTACCAAAGCCCAACTCTGCAGCTCTGGAGATATCCGGTGAGGAAGCCAGGCTGAGTATGTAAGCATTGTCTGTGGAGTCTATAAGACTATCGCTTTCGAGTGCATTCAGAAGCTTGGTGACCGCTCCGATCACACCTACCTTGTTCAGGTCAAAAGTTTTGAACGTGTGCATGGCCAGCATAAAAGATTTAGCACTTATTTCCACAGATTCAAAATCTTCAGATACTTGTCAACTACCATCAGGTAACTGGCCACGTCGGAGTAGTCCACACTGGCATAATGGGTTATATCCGCAGTGTTGATTTCGAGGTTTACTTCAGAGTCTGTCATTCCCGAGTACCTCGGGAGGCCAAGTTCAGCTCTTAATGCTTCCAGCGCTCGTACATCCATGGGGGTTATCCTCGGCTGGCTACAACTGCTCCCATAGCAGTGGCGTAGCGGGCTATGTCAGTGCTGAGCTCACGGATTCTGTCCACGTCTACCAGCGCTAGAACATTGAGACGCTGTTTTTCAGCTTTAAGCCCCGCAACCGCAGTATTTATTTCCGCTTGAACAACCTTGATGGCATCCGTGTGGACTTTTCGAGCTGCCTGGAGCGCGGCCAGTTCAACCTCAGCCGCCTCTTTTTCTGCCCAGATGGCAGGATGTTTATCTTTGTTATGCATAATGTCTATTAAGCTCCAACTAGGGTTAGTATGTTAGTTAAAATATCGAATACGTAGGACTCGCCTTCGGCCAAATTGACTGCTGATCCATGGTCGTAATACACCATGAGCCCGTTAGACGCGTTGGTGTCATTGTACATGACGATGTACTGGAATTGTCCGATACCTCCAGCCGTGGCCGTGATGGTCACGTCAGTCCCCGCCAATGTGGCAGTCCCCGCCGATTCAGACCAAGCGGCCAACACATCATGCCCCAGAGCAGTGTACCCATTCTCATTGGTCATAGCCGCATGGTTGGTTATAGAATCGAATACTGTCTGGGTGTTGACCGGCAACACGTCAGTCAGCGCTATCTTTATTGTGTCCCCGTCTAAGTCGTGAAGCCCGAGGCCCAGTTGCTCTACGAAGTCCTGAAAATGTACTGCTGCTACCATGACGCCACTCCTTCCGATAAGCTCGGGTAAGCTGTAAAATTAAAAATAAAGCCTACAGTTTAGGCCATGTACATTCATTCTGCTACGTTTCCTGGTTGATAGCAAACATACTGCTACTACAATTCTCCAGCCTTGAACCTGTGAGTCTCCTCAAGGGCCAATCCACCATCCTCAGATCGTTTCATTTTACGACTCTTGAGGAACGCTAAACAACCTATCCGGTTGGTGGCGTACGCCCATTTGCACAAAGCTATATAGATCGCTGGATTGGCCACTCCAAGAAAGACTGAGATCTTACCAGGATCTTCGATAAAATATTCTGCGGACTGAAACCCTACAAAGTAAGCGAGTATAAAAAAGAACCATTGCCGCCACTGTTTGTGCCTTGCAGACTTGACCTGCCAGCCCACTTTCACACCACCCTTAATGAACTGAACTGCAATCATGGCCACCAGCAGCGAGGCCAGAACTTCTAACACCAACATGGCCGGAATGATCGATAGAACCCCTGCCAGCCAAGCGAGCACCATGTCTAAAAATTCACTCATCGGAGTCCTCGGCTACTGTGGGTTCAGGCACCATCAGCCCCTTAAAGTAAGCCACCAGGAACATCGTCGTGATAAGGGGGACGGTGAAGATATAGATTCGTATGCCCATGGCTACTTCAGGGGGCATACTGTTGTATACATGCATGTAAGAGTTGGTGGCAAAATACACGGCTGCAGCAGCGCTGTTAGCCTCCCCCCAGAGCATGGCGGCCAATACCAGCCCTAACCTGCTGCCACCTTTGGAGTAAAAATACACTCCGTAAAATGCAGGTAGGGCCACGCAGACTATTCCATAGAATATGGTCATTAGCTGAGCCAGCTCTAACATTTATTTGAACCTCTCTTAGATTTTAAGCTTATCACCTGCCCATAATTTTTTATTTCTTGCAAATCTTTATCCATGGCTTTCATCGCGCGTTTGGCGCTATCACTCAGTTCTGACCTGGCTTGTCGGTTGGCCTCCTCTTTGGCTAACCAACGTCGGATGTTTACCAATACGTTCATAGTCTGGCTGCCAAGGTTGCCAGTACCACTTTTATTTCGTTAAGACTTTCAGAGAATTTGACAATGACTATATTGGATGCGTCACTGACCTTTACCAACCGCAACCACAACACTATTATGCCAATAACCAGCAAACCTACGAACATCATCAACGCGGAAACTGCCAAATCCCCAGTACCCGTCAGGGTACTCACAGTGTCTTCAACACCTTTGGCAACTACCTCTTTAGTTGACACTGTCCCTACCCTTAGCAGTGGTCTGGGTCGTATTTGTTAAGAAACCTGCAGGACTTCAAAGAAAACTCCAGTCTCCACAGAGTCATCCAGTCCCAGTTTATGTTAAAGCCTTTTTCGCTCTGGCCCCCGTTACGCTTGTATCTTTTAAATCTTGCCGTAACCAACTCAAAAGCAGTGTCTGGTATATCCGCAAAAACTAAGGTTGCCAGCGTCCAGTTGACCGTCAAATCTTGAGGGATGAAAAACCCTCCAGCGGCTATTTTATAATAGGGTTCCCACCACTCCCCCTTGCAGGCTGCCCAACCTTTCATCAGTAAGACATACTCTGCGACCAAGATAGGGCCGGAGTACAGTGGGTTAGCCGCCATCCAAACAGCGGCCTCTATGGCGTAATTTAAAATTGCCAGTAACACATTGATTGCTGTCTGATCCATTGAGAAATCCTCGTTGTTTTATTTTTTAGTGAAAGCTGAAATTAACCCAGCCAAGCCTGAAGGCTTCGGATTACCTCCAGCGGCTTGCAAGCGATCTTTGTGCTCAGTCTTTAAAACCCCAAAGTAGGCCCATAACAAGGTCACCAGAGGGCCGATGACCCCAAGGACGAACGGCCACCCTTCCATTATGGCGGTAACCATTTCTGTTTGTGTGGTTCCCACAGCGTAAGCCCACAGAGACACAGCTATGACGATTGCGAAGGCAATTACATGGAAGGCCCCCTTGGCAATGTAGGGTCTGGTTGTGTGCGGATTTTTGGCGTCAGATTCAAGCATAGCTCTGACAGTGGAATGCTTTTCTTTTATGGTGGTGATGTCTACGTCAAACTCTTTCTCCAGAAGTCTGGCCTGATCAGCGGATGACAACTGTTCAACGGCAGACTGCACATCGTCTCCGGTTGCAGTTGCTGGCAGTTGCTCCCCATCCGGCAGAAATGCATTAATGGCACCCATGACTAGCGCGCCTGCAGGGCCAGAGGCGCTTAGCAGTCCGCCCCCGATTGTTTTGGCAATGTCTAGAAATTTCATACAACTACCTCGATATGTCCCCAGTCCATAAGCTTTTGATCTTTGGTAGATCCGTCGCTGTCCCAGTCCCCGCCGTAACGCAGAATAACCCCCAGCTCTTGCGCAGCAGCATGGAAGCAGCCAGCTATGATGGCAAATATGTGGGTGTCATCCCAAGGTATACCGCCATCAATCCAAGGGGCGAAGTCAAGGCCGTGACTGGCAGGTTTTCCCTCGCTCATAAAGTTGTGAGTGGAATCTGGCCATTGCTTTTGGCTAGCTCCGGACTTAAACAGCCCGTCCTGTACTTCTTCTCCCCGCCATGCCCATACGATAGTGAAATCATACGGAGAAAAGTTGAGTGCCCGAGTGGTGATCAACTGCAATACTGGGCAGGCAGTGGCCAATTTTTTGCTTGAGCTGGTACCAAATTTGAAGTCTGTAGTCATCAAATCAGTGTACTGCAGTTAGCCCTGGCCATCAATGGGCAGCTTCCCTGCCAAATTTACTGAATAATTAAGCCATCACTAGTGATAGTGTTTGAAGTTTTGGACAGGGTTCCTGTGGCCCCGACTGCGTTTATAACAGCCCCTTTTTCTACTACAATGTCATCTAGAGTGCCGTCAGAGTTAGCCGCTGTACCATCATTGAAATTTACTTGCGCGCCTTTCCCAGCATATAGGGCGTAGCCTCCGGTGCCAGTGTTGGTGATAGCTGCAGAATCTAAATTAACCGTGGCACCCTCTCCTGCAGAAAAAGCAGCTTGGGAGCTGTTTAAATTTACTACTAGGCTGTTAGCATCAATTCTAGAGCTGAACCTGGCTGACACCCCGTAGGTGGCACAGTTCAAAAATTCTGCATCCCGCAGTATCACAGTGCATTGATCCATTTGCGCAGGGAAATAAAAATTATCCACCACCCCTTCTGCGAAATCCAACGACCCCCCATAACCCACTACCAGCCCTCGGCTAAGTACTACTGAGGTAGAACAAACAGCGCCTGCGCCAGGAGAAAACACTGCGGATGATCCAGAATCCCGAACGTAGACGAACCCTGAGCCACTGGGCATCCCCGCTAAATCAATTTTTATTGAGATGAGGGGTAGTCTGCCCCCATTCTGAGCTCCAAAAACCGGCCGGATACTTCCTGAGTTTCTCAACCCTGTCATAACCACGGGCCATGCTCCAGGGATGTTGACGTCGACTATAGCATCCACGCTGGTTAGGGTAATCCAAGACAGATCCACCCCATCTGCGATAACTTGCAGAACTATTTCTTCGCCGGTTAAAATATTAACTGTCACCCGAGCGGAGGTATCCGCAAACGCTGGACGTTTTTTCGTTAAATCAATCAGTGCTGCGCTGACCGTCGCGTAATCCCCTCCAGAGCCCACGGTTACAGTCAGCGCTGAGGCTTGGTAGGTGTGCTCGTTTAACAATAAGGCATCGGCTGGCTGGCCGTTAATATCCGAATCCCACGTCGACCCGACAGTGGCGTTGGCAGCTGGCTTTCCACTGCCACCTACGTCAGTGTCGAAGTCGGCAGTGTCTTGAGTGGCCAGAGCCCCTTGCCCGATTATTGCCCGAGCGTCTAACAGAGCATCTGAGAAGTCCCCTGTGAAAACCATATCAGTTTCCGCAGTTACCAACTCCACAGTCCAGTCGTCTTCCCACTGGGCTTTTGAGTAGTTGCTGTGGCCCGCCTGAAATTCTTTAACCACTATTTTTGGATAATTATAATTGTTAGTGTCAGTGACATCCCCTATCAACACGAATGCCCTGCTTAGGTTAGTGTCGTACCCGAATCTGACTCGGTTATTTCCAGTCGTGTTGCCTATTATTTGCGCTGACTCGCTAGTCCACTGGGAACCTGCGGACTGAGTATATCCGCCCACCAATGCTACAAAACTTGCACCAGGGTCAAAAAGGAAGACGTCGATTTTAAATTTCAACATCGTGTTCGTCCAACCATTCGGAAGGGTAACTTTTATAGCCCCGTCATTGTTGGCTGTACCAACGGCGAAACTACCACCAACTGGCTTCTCAACAGTCAACACTCCGGCTGTACCCGACCCTACTATATCCAAATTGGCTACCCTAACATCGTCCCAGTCCACGGTAAGCGCTGCGGCGTCTGCCGTAGGATTGTATGGCAGGACAGTAAATTCATCGATAAACGCAGCGGACTCGTTACCTGTGGTATCGACGGCTATTACCCCTATGCTGTGAACTCCTGCAGGTATCCCAGAGGTCTCCCAAGGGTTGCCGGAGACGACACCCTCATGTACATCCTCACCTCCATTGGACACGCTTAAATCGTCCCAAGTTGCGTGACTTCCAGAACGGGCTCTGAATTTGTAACCGGCGAAATCCAGTGGGGTCGCCGCAATGGTTACAGTGAATCTCCTGACCCCGTCGGACAACCCTACCAAGGCCAAACCTGTAGGGGCTGGAGGGGCTGTAGACTTCCCTACAATTGTGTGTCCGGTAACCGACACCCAAGCCCCTCGGTAACCTCCAGCCGTGTTGTGTGCCCTGATCCGGACGTCATAGTCGATAGCTTGTAGGACGTTGCTGATATGCATCTCAGTGGCGACCCGAGTGTTGGGCGAACCTGCTGGCAACCAGACTGAATCCGCAGATTTCTTGTACTCAATATCATAGCCATCAATGTATGGATCTGTGGTAGCAGTCCAAGAAACTTTCAACCTAATTACTAGAGTTCCATCCAAGGTTAGCAAAAGCTCAGTCTCGGTACTGGCCAATGTGAGTCCGGCCACATCTGCAACAATCCTTGCATCGGGTAAAGTGGTGTCCGGTGGCGTTTCCACTTCGTTTGGCAGAGACATGTCGTAGGCCGTGGATTGGTGCTCCAGCAATTGGACGTTGACGTCGCCACTCGGTAGCAAACTCAAGTCGGTTATTCTGAATTCTTTAGCAGCCCAGCCAGGAGTCTCATGAGTGACTGTCACGATGTCCCCAGAGATAGTTTCCATAGCTGCTATGGTTGCACGAAAGGACACGGAGATCTGGTCTCTAGATTTCCTCATGGTCACAGACCCATAGTCCAGCGCACGGTACTGGTTGGTCACTCCTGGTAGCGTGATGGTTTTCTCCAGCAATCGTCCATCGGCTTCTCTGAATACCCTGCTGGTGACTATGACATAGTCATCTTGGTAGTCTATATCTTCATTATTGTAGATTATTTTCACTTGGTTGAACCTTGAGTTTATATTCCCAGAGTTAAACCCCCAATCCCCAATGATGTTGTCGGTATTGAAATCAAAATACGGCCCAGCTATGTCCTTTTCGACATGAAAGTGCATCACCCCGCCTATGAAAGGGAGAGTACCTCGACAGTTAATGAGGATACTTTTAAGGTTACTCATCAGGGTTTTATCTGACCCCAAGAGGATATCCACCGCGTACCTTGAATGCTGTCCTGGAGATCCTACATATTGATCCACCAAAGTTCCGGTATAAGCTTCTTCATCGATAAACGACTGCACGTCTAAGTCCACTCCATCGACTATAGACAGGCCTTTGCCATAGACCGTGTTAGTCAAATAGTCGAAAACTATAGGGGCTATGTTATCCGTGTACGCTCTAGTGGCAGTGGTTGGGTCAGCTAAAACCTCAGTCAGGTCTAAGCACTTTACGCCTTCCAGTATGAACTCAACCTTCGGGAGAGAAGTGAACACCTCTGGATCGTAAGTGAACCGTATGGCTACAGCCACAGTGCCGAGAAGTAAATGCTCAGAAGTCCAATTGGTGACTTCTGACTGCATCGCAGTAAACGGCTGGGTAGTGTGGGTTCCCAGAGTAGTTACCACGGTGAGGAACGCAGAGTGCGAAGGGTCTGTATAGGTCAGGTCGTTGACCAGCACATCCGCCACATTGCTTACACCCTTGTCACCATCACACAGAGTATACACAGTCCACAGATGCGCGGGGTTCGAGTTGGAGGATGCCATATGCACTACGCTCCCCTGCACTTTGCGCTTTCCGTATACAACTGGCATCTGAGATATTGCTGATGCCGTAGTTGTCTCACTAACATTATGGTAGTCTATAAGCGCTTGGTTAAGCGCTTCGTTAGCATCGTCATTCAGGCCGAAGTCGTACCCAGGAGTCCAAGGATTCTCCTCAGTAGGGAGAGTTAACCCTTCTATAAACGCCTGCAGCTGCTGGGGGCTTTGGAAAGTGTAGCCTGTATTAGCTAATATTTGGGATAAGCTTGCGGCTCCCCCTGCGCCGTATGTTCCAGCCATTTTATTTAGCTCCCCACCAAATTTCTGTTTTCATTTTTGAGGTGAACTCAAACCCCAAATCAACCGGCGCTACTATGGTGTAGTCGTCGTTAACTTCCCAATCGTCGTTAGTGCCACCAGACAGAGTCGTCATGGTAAGCACCGTTGGTGACGTCACTCCAGTAACCACTCCAACAGAATTTCCGTCATCAGTGTTGGTTACTATACCGCCTATTCTGACCGTCTCATTCAAAATAAAATTTGCCGCTGTATCGGTTAATTGCGTACCCGCATGCGCGGAAGTGGCGAACCCAGTTGACTCAGAAGTAAACTCTAAATACCTAAGCTGATCTTGTTGGTTTGTCCTACGCCCAGCATTGCGCTCGAAGTCTGCCAAAGTCGATGCGGTATTAAACGATAGCGTGGAGGTTGCTCCGACGGACTCTTGCATTGAGAAAGATTTAATTTTCCCCCTATATATGAGGGTAGGGTCATCTATCACGGCGTAGGTTCCAGTGTCCAGCAACCCCCTATACAATCTTACCTCCCTGTTTACTATATCCTCAGAAAGCGCCATCGCTAACAGGGTCTGGTTGACGGCGTTAACTGCAACTACCATAGACCCTATGTGCAGCTTCTCGGTTTCATTGACTGCTCCTATTGACACTAGATTTGGGCTGGCCAGATAAGTTTTATTTCCCTCTCCGTCACCAAAATCATGTTGTATTTCAGCATGTGCATCGGTGTACCTATAGGTGGAGGAAAAGTAAAGCTCCACTAAATTGAAAACATACTTGGACTCTTCTGCCAACGCAGTAGTCAGTGTGCCACTCAGCCCTCTTGGCATTTTAAACTACCTCAACCATTTCTAAAGTCTGCTGGTACAACAGTGGGCCTGAGACAGCATAGTCTAAGTCTCCTGAGGATAACTGCACAGTGAACGGTACGTCGCTCACAGTAAGGCCCAAGTTCGTGTCAGTCTCCTGAGTGAGCGCCGGCGCTATGGAAATGGTAACTTGCCCACTCCCGTTGGTCACGGCATCTGCAGTCACCATGTAGACTTTATTAAACCCCACGATTGAAAAGACGTCTCCGGCTTTAAGCACTGTCCGATTATTTGGCCAACCATCGGTAATCAGAGTTTTTCCGGTCTGGCCTGCTCCGTTGGTAACCGGAGTTCCCCCGATTTCTCCTCTGGGGGTGGCCAGATCTGGCGGGACAAACGTGAAGGCTCCTGTCATCCCTTCCTGATCCATAACAAAGCCCATGATGGGCATGAACTGGTCTCTAGACATAGTGCTGGGCCAAGTGCAGGTAAACTGCCACCTGTGAGCACCCAGCTGCCTGACGCTACGCCTGCCTGATTGGGTGACACTATATTGTGTAGGGGTGTTCGACTTTACCACTACCGAAGCCGGCTTCGGTGTACTGGGGAATGCTCCGCTCATCTGACTGGCCCTCCGGTGGCACCACGTTCACTGTAGGCCGATTGAATCATGGAAACTATTTGAGGCTTCCTGGTGGCTATTAGCTGGTCTACACCTTTGGCGTCAACCGCAGTGATAGAAAAGTTTACTGTCAAATCGGCGGCTCGATTGGAAGTGTCCACAGTGTTCAAGGTTCCTCCAGTGGTGGTTTGGTTAAACAAAGAATCAGACTGCGCAGGTATTACCGGCGTAGATCCCGAGGACGCTGCAGCAGACACCGATACTCCCGAAGACGCTGAGCTACCCGATGAGCCACCTCCGAACTGGGTAGCGTCGATTGCCCTGACAGCATTCATGCCATTGGCCAGCACCAGGGCTGCAAACGCAGGGCCTAGTATCGGCCCAAAGCTCCAAGCTTCGGCTACGCCCAAGTAAGTTGCGATTACTGCCTGAGCTTTTTTGGCCTTCTTAGCGGCATTGAACGCAGTCTTACTGGTTTTGCCCGCTTGGTCAAGCATGGCAACCCCGTTTGACACCATGCCCGCAAAATCTTTCTGTCTAACAGACTGCGCTAGATCGAATACCGTGTTGTGATACCCTCCCCAAATTTCAGATCTTTTGGAAGCTGAACCCATGTCAAGTTGCAGCATCCTGTTCTGGTACTCTGTCTCAGATAAGAGCATCAATTCATGATGCTCGTTGAACATAGACTGCTCAGTAGTTCGTGCTGTTTGCAACATGGCAGCTTTCTGTTCAGAGTCCTTCTGAAGTTTCTCTGTAGGCGACTGCCCAGCACCCCTAAGTGCATCCAAACCTTTGATCACATCCGTCTCGGACATGTCTGCAGATACCTTCTGGCGCAGGATCAAACCATCCACAGCCGAGCTCACAATTTCGTATTTGCTGCGTAGCAGTTCCAGAGCATTGGTTTGTCCGGTTACCGAGCGCTCCAGCGCCACTTTTTGGCCTAAATACGCGGTGGTCACCTTGTCTATCTTTTCCTGGTATTCCTGTGCCAGTGCTATCTGCTTGTGAGTGGAAGACGCTGCCAAATCACGATATTCCTCAAGTTCAGATTTAGACGAGATGTACTTTCGGTTTAGTTCTTCTAGTGCTGATCGGCTCCCCGCAATGCCTTGGTTAAGCGCTTGGAATGGGCTGATCTCTTTCATGGCCACGGAATGCTTGTTAGTCTGCTTAAACTCTGCAGTGACCACCTTCTGAGCTTTTATGAATTTCTTCATATCGCTCAGGGCATTTTCCATTCTTGATTTATGGGCAGTGGACAACTGAGGCATTGGGGTTCGGGTAGCCGCAGTTGGGTCAGCCCCATTCAGATCTTGCACTCGCATGCTGCGTCGATCTTTGGCAAACCGTGCATTGACTGAAGCTCGAAGCCTCTCAACTTTCAAGGCCTCCAGCGAGGCATCTCTGGCTAAAAGCTCAGCATCCCGCTTTGCCAGTAACCCGTCTATAGCCGCCAAGTTTGAGGATCTGTAAAGCCCCTGAAGTTCTTCAAGTCGAACTATTTCAGCGTCATGAAGTTTTACTCCTTTGTCTATCTCTGTATTTCTGTCTTTTGCAGCTTTCAAATCTCTTCTGGCTTGACTAGAGTTGGAGCCATTGGACAGCAGAGAGTCCCCCAGATTTTTCATGGTTTTAGTCAAGTCTTCCAAACCAGGTATGTTTCTGATGGATAACGAGAACCCCAATAGCTTTTTGGCGAACCAATCAAACATCGGCTCCAAGGCTGTGAAAAAACTCTCTTTCCAAGCTGAGGTAGAGAAGTCCCAAACCTGCCCCATTTTGAGTACGCCACGGTCAAACTTTTCTATGAAAATATCGTACGTAGTGCCTATCCAGAGGAACGCCGCTGCCATGTTAGCGCCTATAGCTCTGAGGGCGAACGCAAAGTTTATTGGCATGTCTCGTATGGCTTGGGTTATAAACCCAAACACTCGCTTGAACACCCTCGTGGCAATCGAGGCGCTTCCAGAAAAACTATCCAAAGCCGCCTCGAATCGGTCTACGTAAAAAGCCACGATTTTGAAGTCCTTGGCCAGATCAGTGAATAGCTTACGCCACCCTCCAAGGTGGACGTTGACTACATCTATGTAGTAACCGACCCCTTGTAGGCCTCTTGCCAACTTGGTCATGTATTCCACCAGATCCGTCAATGGCCCCTCCACCAGCGCGAATATTTTAGTAGCCAAGACCGACAGAACTGAAGTGAACTTCAGCCAAGTGTCGATCAAGTTTTTCTCCATAGCATCCCGCATTCTGCCGGAGGCCCCGATACCTTCGGTCTTCAGCCGCGTCATAAAATCTTCGAATTTTCCAGTGCCTCCAGCAATGGCTTTGGACATGTCTTTCCAAACTGCGATCATGCCAGGAGCTGCGCGCACCCCAAATATTCTGGAAATATCAACCGCGTTTCCGCCAGCCTTGGTGAAGTCCTGAAGGATGCCCACCATGCTGCGCATTTCGCCGGTAACCTCGTCCCGAAGAGTAACCCCGAGATCACTGAAGACTGTTGCGGCTTTCTCACTCGGGTCTAGAAGATTTACATAGGCCCTACGCAATGTAGTACCAGCGCGGCTGGCTTTAACACCGGAGTCCGCCATGACTGCCAGCATACCTGCTACTTCGCTGAATTCTGCATTGGCTGCAGCAGCGACAGGTGCCGCAAACGACAGGGCGCTACCTAGTTGCTGTACCGTGGTGTTGCTGTTTGTGGCTGCGAATGCCAAGGTGTCTACAACCCTTTCCAGATCCGTAGTTTTGAGCTGGAACCCGAACATAGCATTAGCGGCTATGTCTGCGGCTTTAGCCATGTCCATGGCTCCGATAGCTGCAAGGTTTAATACTGGTGGGAGCGCGGAAGCGATATCTGCAGTCTTCAGGCCAGTCTTGGCCAAGATGGTCGAGGCCTCGGCTACCTGAGTGGTTGTAAATTTTGTGCTCTGAGCCAAGTCGTACATTTGCTCAGTGAGCATCCCAAGCTCGGCTCTGGACTGGCCTACGATGGCTGCAGTAGCCGCTAGAGATCTGGTGAAATTTGCACCAATGGTGACAACTGCTTTGAGTGCCTTAACTACCCCGTAGGTGACGGTGGCTGCAACCAGCGTTCTAGCAGTGAACATGCCCACGCTGGTGCCCATGGCCATCATGCCCGAGCGGAGGATTGCGGCTTGCCTAGAGTTGGTGCCTAAGGAGTTGCTAAGCCTATCTGAGGCCCCTGACGCTCGCGTAAGCGCTCGGGCTTGAAGGTCTACTACTGAAGTTGTTCTGGCAGTGCCGGTAGCCGCTGAGTTCTGAGCCTTTATCCATTCAGCTCCCATTCGGGTCAGGCTATGGTTGACCGCGATTATGTTGGCGTTAACTCTGCGCAGTTGGGCAGAGCCACCCATATTACCCATAGAGCTGCCAAGCTTGGCAGCTGCACCATCCGCAGTCTTCTCCAACCGCCGAATTTTTATATCCAGCAATCCGACTTGTCTGCGAGCCCGTGCGGTGCTTAGATCAATTTCAAACGCCATAACACACTCTCAAAGGCATAGATAGTTCAGTGTATCGAAGTTCCTGGTGTTTATCTACGGGATTTAAACTAGCCCTTTGATTTTACTTTTTCTTTGGCAGCTTCTATTCTGGCTGCAACTGCCCGTTGCTCTACCGTGGCGGTAACGAAGGCTATGTCGCATGCATTGACCATCCTCCAGTACCTCAGGCGCTCCTCACCATCCAGCTCCCCAATGCAGTCACAGTAGGTCATGACATCAGAGAACAATATTGGGTTGATTACGTGGTCGGTGTTTTGCCGACCACTTGATAGGAGGTTGAAAGCATCGTTGTAGATTTCGTTCTGGTTGGAGAGGCTAGGTCGTTTTGCCATAGCCGGAGCAACTTCCCCTGTCTGCCGCTCGTGGCGTTCGAACATTTCCCGACGTTCAGGGGTGCCCCAAGTTATGGCCCAGCCGATTACTCCCCCAAGTTTTTAGCATCCCGCTTGTCGTTCTTTTCGAAAAAGTTTTCACGGACTTCCGCGAATTCTTCGATCATAGCTCGAATATCGTCGTGTTCTTCCAGAATTTCTATGGCAAGCTCAGGGGAGTACTCGACCTCCACACCGTTGACAACAACCCCTTCCCAGCCTACCAGAAGATACGTGGCAGTAGCTTCTAACAGAAAACTGTCGGCCACGTTATCCGCCTTTTTATGGTTGGTTTTTGACTGCAGGATTTTTTCGTTCTCTCTCCAGCTCTTGCTCATGAAACCCTTGTATTTTGGGTTCCGGTTACGGGCTACGAGGAACCGAGTGTCCTCATCGTATTCCAGCCAGTTACCTTCGTTTTCAAGGTCTCGGTTTCGTAAATTTTTCTTAGCATCAAACGCCATGGGGAGTTCCTGAGTATGGGTGAGCTGGGAGTATAAAAGAGGACGTCAACAAGTACAACAACTTGTTGACGTCCAAGCTTCCAGCGGCTGAGGAGGAAAAAGGGGGCCGCTGAGAGAGTTTAAACAGCAGCTATACGGCTGATTATGATCGACTTAGAAGTTCCAGACCGGTTATCTTTCTGCGCCGAGAACGTCACTGTGGCCAGAACGTCCGAATCTGGGCCGGAGGCTACAACCTCATGGCTGGAGATCTTGAGCTCGGGGAGTATGAACCCATACCGGTTGCCATAGGCATCCGCAGCGTCGGTAATCTGGAAACGTAACTGAACAGAATCGTTGATGATGAATTTGTTAAACAAGTCCTGGTTGGCAAAGTACAGGGTAGAACTGGCTTCAACTTTAATTCGGCCCGAACCTATACCCGCTGGGAATAAGCTGCCCACTGCAGTTTGGTCTCGAAGGTTGTTGTCCACTGTCAGACTCAGCTCCTGAAAAGTGGCGGCTATAGGGGTGAAAGCTCCCGCAAGAGAAACTGCGTTCAAGGTCAGCCCTTCGACATTCGATACCCCATTCATCAGCTCGTTAGTACCGGCTGCGGCGTACGCCGAAGCCTCCTGCGATACCGCAGCAGAAGCCGAACCAGTGGCACCCATGAACGAAAACGACCCGTTTACAATAGCTCCAGCGGCGAAGCTCAAACTCATTGAGGCGGCCTTCATGCCAGTCATAAGGAAGAAGTTGTCGGTTCCCCCGACATCGAAATTTTTCTCAAAAGAGAAGCTTCGATCAACCGAGGCGTTCTCCAAAGAGCCGTCATGGATTACTGTACCTGTTTCAGATCCGATGTCAGTGATGGCTTCCACGACTGTGAAAGTAGTTGAAGAGTTGACTGCTTCTACAGTGTAAACCCCATCATCCGCACTGGTGGTCAGCGAAGTGATCTTCAGAATCATGCCCACCTTCAGGCCCGTAGTGGAGGTGACCGTGCAGAGTCGAGTGGCGATAACTGTGATTGTGTCTGAGTATCCTGCGGCCCAGTCAGCTGACTGCAGCACTGCTTCCAGAAAAGCATCGTACTCCCCGTAGCTCAGTTGCAGGTTGACGTCGCCCGCTGAACTCCCAGATACATGGACTGATCCAGTAAACTGCCGGTCTGCGTCGATTTCTTCCGACTGCGCACTTTCCAGTCCAGTGTTCATGGACTCCCCGGTGTTACGAAGGAGCTTGAACCCAGTGGTCGGGGCGGTATCAAAAGTGACTTCCTCAATGAAAGCCAAGGAACTGTTTGCGGTATCTGCGAAAGGCATTAGGACGTCCTCTTAACGATTAAAGTAAAACCTCAACATGGTCGGAGTAATGTACCAACCTTCTGCGGTAACCGGCCTAAGGATAGTAATATCCCTGAAGACGATGTCGCTGATTGTCTTATACTCAAATATATTGGTCAAATTGTCAATATTAGTTTGGTTCGTGGAAGACCCTGTGTCCTCCTTGCTGTGAAAATCTACCGCTAGATTTCCCCATGTGCGCCTGATCGCGCTGGCCCCTATTTCTGCTGCGGCGGAGGTGTTATGAAAAATCTTTACAGAGATAAACGGTAGAATTCCCTGCGCCAGAACTGGACGATTAACATCATTCAAATTTTTTGCTGGAAGATTCTCATGCGCAACTGGTGTAAACGACCAGTTGGCTGTGAATTGAGCTTCGATTATTTGTCCCACTTGGTTATAAGTCGGCATGGTTTAACCTTCCAGCCATATGCAGGTCTACGACTCTTTTTGCAACGTCCTCAGTGAATTCCCCAGTGGCCATGGTGCCGGCCGAAGATATGAACGACCGAATCTCATGGGCTGGATCTTCGATAGGGTTGTAAATTTTAAGCGTCTTCACATCTTTACCCCGTAGTCTGGATAGAAAATCAGAATACCTTTCGTGGATGACGATGAATCTGTCCATCCCTGCGCTGCGCTTGTCTCCAGAAGACCCCACAGGGGCTCTGCCCCGAGAGTCTTGGAATTCTCTGCGCTGGGTGTTGTTGATGTTTGCCCGCCAGTTGTAAGCCGCCACTCCAGAATCCTGTAAGGTCTGGTTCAGTACCGTCGAATACATGGCCTTTCCAACCGCCTTGGCGGCTATGGATGGTAAGGGTTTGAGCTTGGCTATCAGCATATCCGCATAATCAGAGTTCGCAGTCATAACGTGCAGTCTAGCTGGTACTGATCGTTTAAGAAATCTGGGTGTACCCCTTTAACTTTATACCGGAGACCGTCAGTCCAAGTTAACTCGTCTTCGGCGCTGGGGGAAACCCCTATATGGGCCTGTTTCACTATGACTTTCAGCTCTCCCGCCTTCAGCGGGGTGAAATTAAGCGCGTCCATCTGAGCCCCCACTGCGAAGCCTGTAACATTTGCAGTGACCAGACCATCAGTGACCACTCTGGTGGCCGAGTTGTAGTCGAAGCCCGCACCTCTGGAATGGTAAGTGAAATCGGCTCGCTGATCAGCCCTACGAATGACCCGTGCAAACACGTAGCCGCTGTCGTAGTAGGGGCTATTGACCATGTAGGTTTCACCAGAGAGCGTGATCTCATCCCACTCCTGAATGTCCGCGTGGTCAGGCAGCATTAAGAAGAAGTGGCCCTCGAAGTCATCGTGCTGCTCGTCTATTTCTGAAGCCGACCTGAGTTCGACGTCAGCGTAATGGCTGCTAATAGCTGAGGCAACCAGCCAGCCAGGATCATTCGAAGGGCCTGCTGGAGCTTTTCTGGAAACTGCAGCAACTCCTAAAGCCCTGTGCAGAACTCCAGTTTGGTCGTACTGGATTCCATCCGCAGCGTCCTTTCGCAGTTCGCCTATGATGTAAATTTCACCGGAAGATGGCACCCTAAGGGTTTTAGAAGTTGGAATTGTAGCATCTGGGCGTAGGCCTAATAGTCTACGCTTTGTAGGCCGGTTGAAATTAGACAAAAATCGATCGACCGCTCGAATCTTTCCTTGGAGAGTGGCCAACTCCCAAGTGTCAGTGACTTCGTTGTAAACATCAAACGCAGTGGTCTCGAATGAAGCCGCTACTTTTCCAAGGTTCATTAGGTGTTTGTCACAGGGTCATAATTTGGGGAGGCGATTCCAAAGTGACTGTGTGTAGCCGCCGTAGAACTGTCTATCAAAAGCAACAACTCTGCTTTGTACGCTTTGGCTTTATTCTCCAATTCGGTCTGGAAATCCCGCAGACTCAAATTGGTGAACCGAGCGCCTTCGTTGGCCCCATCAGACTTCTTTTGCAAGAGGGAGTTTATGCCGCTTGAGACAATCAGGGCAGAGACGAAATATTTTGAATACAATTTAAGTTTTAGATATTTCAGAGTCTGCGCAGCTGTTGGTGAAGTAGCTAACCCCTCAGACATTAAGGTTTCATAGGTAGGCACCCAGCCCAACAATGCAGATTTTAGGTCGTCCTCTGGCTTGGCCCCACAGATGTCTGGGTCTGTGAGTTCTTTGTCATCCACGCCAATGACACCACGGACTTCGTTGGTGTCAGTCAGCTTTAGGAACGAGGCGACCGCCATAATTATTTTTCTACTTTGAACATCTTAGGGCCCATTAGCTTCACCCAATTGGTGATTTCTTTAACGGGAGTTTGGCGACCTTTGACGTAGACGTCTCCGCTGTCTCGATCAGTGAACTGGCCACCGATCAGCAAGGTTACAAAGCAGGTAGGTTTTTTGCCACTCTCAGATTCCGCCTCAGCTTCTTCAGCCAAGCGGGTAGCCTCAGCTTCTTCAGCCAAGCGGGTAGCCTCTTCAGCCAAGCGGGTAGCCTCTTCAGCCTCACCTGTTTCCTTTTCGGCCAATGCCACTGCGGCCAGTCGGTCGGTCTCGGTTTGTCTGGCGGTTGTAGCGGCATCCGTTGCCGGAGTAGGTGAAGCCCCTGTTGAGTTTTGGTTTGAGCGCTTACGGGTCATGCGAATCTCCAGTGGGTGATGGTTTTATCAGAGTCCCGATGGTAATCCATCAAGAGCGTTATGTCTATTCAGGTACAACTAAAAAGGCCGTCCAATTGGACGGCCTTTTGTTACAGCCTATGTGCCTGTTATTACACTGTATCCATTACGGTGAAGGCATCATCAAACAGCCGAGTGACCGCCTCACCGTGGTCGACACGGAAGCCTTTAGCCCGACGTAGGACAAACGACTCAATCGCTTCGTAGTTTGCGGAAACGTTAATGTATCGACGTAGCGCGTACTTGTTATCCAAGCCCACTATACGGTTGGCAGGGACGACCGAATTTGAAACCAGGAACACTCGTGGAGGAGTGATACCCAAATTGTCAATATTGAACAGCGAATCGATACGCGGGCTGCGTGGATCGTCGTTCATGTTGTTCGGCTTGTTGTTGCGGTTTTCAACATCCAGAGCCGTATCGATGCCCATCAGGACATTGGTAACAGACATAGTCTGGTAGTTATCCCGCAGGAAGTGAATCCATGCTTTCTGGCTGAAGTTGGCCGCAGTAGTAGAAGCCGCGTCCAACGTAGATGCCAAGAAAGTCGGCAGGGCTGTCATATCCGCATCCAAGTCAGTGTTACCATTGATAACATCAGAAAGCTGAGCTTCAACCCGACGAACGCGCTCCCCGTATGCCTGCTTAGACATGACTGTGTTGACTAAATCAAATGAAGTGTTGGCCAATGCCTGATCAGACACCATAAGTCCAATCGCCTTGGTAGGGATGGCTGTAGTGGTGTTCGCAGCAGTGATGCTAACCATGCTTGGTGGCTCAGCAAGTTGAGCTGTACCCATGGACTCTGAATTTTCAGGCGCAGTCAAATGAATGCGAGCCCGTTTGAATTCCGGAGCATTGACAGTTTCTGTACCACCAAGAAGACTCTCGAAGCCCTCAAAGAAGTCACCTTTGTTCACCGTAAGCGCAGCTGCGATGGTTTGCAGGATTACCTCAGGGAAGAAGATCCGACCAGCTGGGGTGGCATTACCTGTCCCGTCTGGAGAAGTCAAAGCACCCGCTTGTATCCGTGTGCCGTTAAACACGTCGGACAACTTAGTGGCATGGATTCCCATGTTGTGATCTGAATTCAAGACCAGCCCGTTAGATGCCAATGCCTGCGAGAGCACACTGCCATATTTTGACTCGTCCGTCGCATACTTCTGAGACAGCATTTGTGACAAACTCAGGCCCATGCCTGCAGCTACTCGATAGTCAGTCAGGTCAACTTCACCTTCCTGACGAGCCCCAGTGTTATCCGAGAATGTAAATTTTGTTTTCATGCTCATGTTCGTATACTCCGATTACACACGTTCAATCAGTACGGAGTCACCAACAACGCCAGTGCCCGATAGGATGGCGATTACCCGCCACATGAAGTCAGACGGAGCTGTGTAACCGGTTCCGGTGTCTAGCACCTGAAGCAGCCCCGCAGTGCCTAACGCGATGGGGGTGTCGTTACAGACAAATCCGCCAACAGTGATGGTAGACGTTTGGTTTGCACCAACGGTCACAATCGCTCGGCCTTTAGTCTGGATACCGCCCCAGCTAAATCCTGTGTTAAGCGTTCCTGGCTCAACAGAATTGACAATGCCTTCGATTTCATCTCCAGCGGAGGGCACCACATAAGCGGCCGTGCCTAGTTTAACGCCTTTGCCCACATCAAATGCGCTGGAAAAATCCCGAGAGTTCGTACCCAGCAAGTCAGTGATGATTCCCATCAGGGAAACGTCAGTTAACAGCGAGCGATTAAAAGTGGTAGTACCCATTTTTACACCTATAAGTTAAAGTTAAATTTTGTTCGCTGCCACTGAGGCTTTGTGAACTGGAGACCTGTCATCAAAGTTGCCTGCTGACTCACCATTTTCATCCTCGTCGCTGGTTTGCGCGGAAGCCCCAGGAGTGAATCTTCCTGTGTACTTCTTTCTAACCTCTGTATATTGCGACAAAATAACAGACGTGTCCATAGCTGACAAGTCCATAGGTGTTGCGCCTAAGGCGACACACATGTTCCCGACGTATTCAGCGACAAGAGTTTTGAGGGCAGTTTCGTTGGTCAAAGCCAAAGCGCTGGCTGCAACTTCACCCTTTAATTTTGAATTTTCTTCCCGAAGAGTGGTGTTCTCTTCCTTCAGATGTGCGACCAGCCCGCCAGCTTCAGCAGCGGTCTTGGATTCAGCCTCCAGACGGGCTGTTTCTGTGGCTTCAGCAGCTGCAGCAATCTCTGCTTCAGTTTGCTCAACACCTTCGCCAGCACCTTCTTCAGCCAGACGCGCAGTCTCAGCTTCTTCAGCCAGCCGGGCAGTTTCAGCTTCAGCGGCTGCAGCAATTTCAGCTTCAGTAGGTTCTGCTTCGTTAGCCATCAATTCGGTGGCTTGCTCAGCAGTGGCTCCACCGGCTATAGCTGCAATTGCAGCTGGGGTTAAAACTTTTTTAAGACCCATGTTTGTATCCTCGGTTAAAATTTCTCTACCAGCCGAATTCGAATTACTTGCTTTGACAAGACGGCTAAAAAGCTCATCAAAGGCTAAAACTTCATCCATCAAACCATTGGCTACTGCGTCTGAAGCGAAGAACACTAGGCCTTCGCCTGCTTTTAACTTTAGGCTGGATCTATCCATACTCCGGTTAATGGCAATGTCATCTAGAAAAAAGCCTTCAATAGTGTCGACTTTGTCTTGGATGACCTTCTTGCCGTCTTCAGACAGCTCTTCGAAAGGGTTGCCTAATGCTTTATATTTACCAGCCCTGAAAACATGGGCAGTTATCCCGCGCTGTTCCAGCATCTTAGTCTGTTCCAGCACGATGGCTATGACTCCGATGCTACCAGCTTCTGACATTTTAGGGCCAGAGATCCTGTTAGTGGCCGAAGCTATCCAATAGGCTGCCGAAGAAGCCGACCCAGAAATGTAGGTTGTTATGGGTTTGTGGTTGGCTGAAACAAGTTTAATGAAGTCACACAGTTCGTTGATGCCTTTTGCATCTCCACCAGGGGAATCTATATCCAAAAGTATGTCAGTCACTTCTGCGTTTTCTACAGCTTCTACGAGAGCATTCCGGATATCGTTATACGAGGTTATCCCGAAGAGCCAGTTCCAGAAACTGTCGTCGTTAGTCAGACTGCCGTGTACGGCCACTGTGGCCACCGGCCCGACTACAGAAAGTATGCGGCTGCGCACCCCGTCATCATCATCATCTTCGCCCGAGTAGACTTTGCCCCTGAATTCTTCTTGGGCATTCAAAACTATCTCTAAGCTCTGCTGACTGCCGAGCCAACAGGTTACGTCTTTGGATGAAATACTAGTAGGCATGTGCGGAAAGTACCAATTTATAAAATAATGTGCAAGTTAATATCACTGAGAATCCCCACCAGCTTTTCTAGGGGAGTCTTGCCCTGGCTGCAGATTGTCCTCAGCGCCCCCTCGAGTAGTGGAAGTGTCCTGCTGAGAAGTTTCAACATCAAAGTTGGTGCCGGACAATTTAGGTGCCCCAAGATTGTACGGAATGTCTAACTCGTAATACGCCTGAGCATCCGTAATTAACCCGAGACTAAGGCGTCTGAGTATTCTGGCTTCCTTCATGGTTTTGAAGGCCTCGAGCTCTGATTCCGGCCTAAGATCTATAGGTTCAAATTCCAGCTTCACGTAAACGTCACTACCATACAACCTACAAGCCGTAGTCAATCCTCGGCTCATCACTGAGCTGACTGGGGTCTGCAATGCTCCAGCAGTCTTCAGAAATATCAATGTCTCAGTGTTGGAAAGGCTCTGAGACCCAGCTGCGCGCATACCCAGCACAGACGGGGGAGTCTTCAGCCCTGTGGCTTCCATATTAGCCATGGAGGTCATCAAACCCGTGTAATCAGTTTTGGTCTTTCCTATGTCCTGAGTTTCAAAGTCTACAGAATCGAAAGAAACCACAGCATCCTCTGGGGCGATACCTTTCAGGGTCTCTTCCACTGAGGTTTTCACCTCATTCATGAACGCCAGCAACTTCTTGTCGTCGTCCTGAACATCTTTAGGTGCTGAAGCGCGTATCTTCTCAGAGTCTAGAACTGCCACTAATCTTGAGTGCCCAGACTTGAACAGTACCCGACGCATATCCGCGATAAAGTCAGATGACGCGAATAGCGAGTCCAAGGAAGCCCTGAATATCGAAGTGCCGTAGGCTGTGTTAAGTTCTTGATGCAGAGACTCTGCATAGAACGTTGGAATGTTTAGCGGTATTGGATCGCCAAACCCAGTCTGGCGAGGGTACTTACTGCCTTTACCATCAGACACCCACTCCAGCGTCGAATAGTCGACTGCTTGGAATTTTTCTGGGAATCTTGCTTTGTCCAGTACCAGCTCCATGGAGCACCCACCGGTAATGGCGGCCTCTCTCAACAGGGTCTGAATCAGCATAGCGATTGGCCGCTTCTTGCCAAACCCCAGAGTGTAGTCGTATAGCGTGTCCATACTGGCGATTATGTTTCTGGCCAAAATAGTCCCTTCCTCGGAAAATTCCGTGGTACCAGGAACGTAAGCAGCGACTTTAATTTTTGAATTGGCTATCTGCACCATGTGGAAAACAGCTGTAGACAGATTACCGTTTTCTTTTGCCAACGTTCTGATGGCAGCTACAACTTGGCCCTGAGCTCGCTGAGTTCTGGGGTCTCGGGTAACCCACGTCTTGTCTGGATTTAGGATCGGAGACCCAGAAGCCGCTGCAGATTCCACAGTTCTCGACTTCACTACAGACGTTACATTTCTGGGCAGTACTATAGTTTTCGAGGTGGACGGTTCAGCCATCAATTCAAATCTTGGTGAGAATTAAGCGGATAATCGAGCACCCAGTTATCAAAGTCAAGGCCTGTCCAGGACTTTAGATCCAATCTTGACCGCAGTGACCCCAGGTAACACCCCGATTATCTTGGGCAAGATGCTGTGATCCGAGGCAATAGTGTCGGCTATATTCACATAATTCAGAGCATGCACGTAGTGATCTGGGTCTTCTGGTTTGGGGAAAACAATGACGTCCCCAAGTTCCGTGGTCTTGACCAATTTCTTGGTAGTCTTCAGGTGTTTTTTAACAACTTCCACTTCAGGGGTTCCCATAGGGTAGTGGACCTTCCCAGCGTTGTGGCGGGCCATGGTATCCATCAAGGTTCCTGATCGGCCAGCTTTTACCACTCCGTCATCGGGCCTAGGGTCTATGTGCGTGTAGGCCCCGATGACGTGCTTCTGATATTCGCACCCGAACACCTGACCATACCGGTTATTGGCTATCAAGGCTTGCGGGGTGGAAAAGTCTGGGGCTGCATCGAGCACCACGGTATCCGGTTTGTACGCATCAATATACGTCTGGATCTGGTCGGACAACAATCCATCCTTTATGGACAGTTGCACCAGCATGATGATGTGCAAATCCGTGGTATTGCTGCTTGGGCGCTTGGCAATAATCAAGTGAGAAATTTTACCTATGTCAATGCCGAATCTGATACCACTCATGGCTCCCGCCGCTTTGGCCTCGTAGAGCTCCACGATGTAAGCATCTGTCCGGTTTATAAATATCGACAGCAGAAATGAATTGTGCTTGTCCTCATGGGGCATACCCAGAACAAAGTTCCGGTGATCCTGAAGCGTGTACTCCCCCAACTGTCTGAATATGGCAGGTACTTTGTTGTAGTGAGGAACATCGATTGGGGATACCGCATAACCTGAAAGCATAATTCTCTCTGGGTACTTGGCCACCCATTGACGTCTCGCAGGGTTCATCAGGGCCGCCCACAAATCGGTGCCACACTTTTGGCATTTAACGTAGGCCCCATCGATGTTGAATTTTGGATTGCCCAGATCCGTCTTCTCAAATTCTTCCATCAAGCCATCGAAGCCAGGTATCACGAAATCTGTGTAGTAATCCGGCGCTTGCCATGTGTTGCATTTGTCGCACTGCACCATGTAGGACTTCTGGTCTGAGTTGTCATACCTCGCTGTGACTCCATAGCCTGGTATGGTGGGGGTAGAGAACCTTTGGCGCATACCTCGAATACCCGTCTTTGGGTCTTCTTCAGCGTGTCTGAGACGTGCGTTGAATTGCCCCAGAACAACTTGGTCACAGAAGTCCTCTTCGTCCACGATCAAATGCGTAGCTGGTATGGAAATTGCTTGGGTAGTGCCAGAGGCTCCTTGAAAATAGATTGTGGAGTTGCCTAGCTTCCTCATCGAAGCTGATTTGACTTCAGCGTGTTGCATGGATCTCAGCAGTGGTGATTCCTGAATAATCGGAAGGAATCTGTCAGCTGAAACTTTCTCCGAAAATTTGGCCGAGGGGAAGACGTATATGATCCTTGATCGAGTGACTGCAGCAATAGCTGCAGTCAGCCTGAGCGACAACTCTGTCAAGCCTATCTGTGAGCACTTCCTCACAACCTTATCCGGATGCTGGTCGGAAGCTATGTGTTCCTGCATCTCGTGATTCTTGAATGTGTATGCGCGACCATTCAACTTCAGGTTTCGGGTCATCCAGCCTGACAACTGTTTCATGGCCGTGGATCTGTCTCCAATGGCACCGACCCTGTCTAAAAATCCTTCCAGTTTCTTGGATAGCGCCACTGACTAACCCTTATTACCAAGGTCGTTACGTTGACCCTGTTGCACTTTCTGGGTCAGCCTGCTGGCCAGCTCTTCTGGGGTTTTGGCATTGTTAACCCGACGGGTCATAGCCTGCCGAGAGATTCCAGCCCTGCGCGCCCAATCTGCAATGGACAACGTCGATCCTCCAACGGTATAAGTTTTCATTCTGGGGTCTCGTCTGCAATTTCTTTCAAATAAAATCTCAGGCGTTCAACAAATCCTTCCACAGGGAAGTCTTCCATAGCCTTTTCCATAGCCAATTCAACTTTGCCAAAATCAGCATCAGTTTTCAGGGCTTCTTCAAATTTTTGTAGCATACCTAAAAGCTGGGTGCTCGAGCTTAAGTACGCACGGATGTCTTTAAACTCTGTGTCCCGTTTTGGCTCACCGTTAGACTTGAACAAGTGCTTACGAATCGCTTTCAGAAGCCCTATCTGGGAGAAGACTTCTTCTCGAAGATCCAGCTTTGCGTCCTGATCGAACTCGAACTCACCTTCATCCTCATCCTCATCTTCACCTGCCGGTGGGCGCTTCTCAGCTCCGACGTTTTCAAAATCTTTAGACACACGGCTTCTCTGCAGGTTAATTCTTACAAAGTGTAGGGGGCCGGAGCCAATTTGTCAAAAGGTTAGAATGGGCAAACATCCTCAGGAGCCATGACATACACTCTGGAACCCTCAAAAGTCAAGTCAACTTTCGCGTGATCACAAAACTCCAGCTGGTTTAAGTAGGTGCCTACGCGGTGAGGCCAGCGGATGCCACGGCACTTACATGTACGCTGGAGTGTTTGCTTCCTGACTGCAGGATCTAAGCTGAGCGTGTGCTTCCTGCCACACCCTTTGCAAGGTGGAACTCTCAAGTAGAACTCCGTCATTTTTGGCAGGGTCGTGCGTTTCCTGCAATCGCCTTTGGTACACCGGTAATTGTAGCTCACAGTAACGTGAGCTGGTGAGGCGCGCTGGTTATGTCGAATCCAATCTGCCAGTTCAGTCGCTCCGGCATGTCCGGCCACCAGAGGTTTGATTTTTCCAGATTGGGGCGCTCCCCTAGAATTTGTAAGTTGCACCTGACGTGCAGCCCGCATACATTTTTTGATCTCAACGGTACGATATGGTCGACATGCACCTTCCATCCCAGCTCTCTCAGCAGTTTGGCCCTATCATATATTTCCGGAAGACCCTCACCTTCTGCGGCGTAGTACAGACAAGCGATCTATAAAGCTTGTCTGTACCTTATCGATCTAGCGTACCCTTCGACCTCGTCGTCAGGGTTTTTAAGCATGACCCAACTGAGGGCAGATTTTTTGTAGGCCGTGAAGCCCATGGTCAGTATGTTCTGGAACTTGAATATGCACCGGAGTACGTGAATGGGTCGTGAAACGCCGTTATCCTAGGGGCCTCGTCGGTCACGTAATAGTATCCCTTAGAAAGCTCCCGCATACGCGCCAGCAATTCTAAAGCTTGGGTTATGGCGATCTTTTCACTCTGGGCATTTTTAATTTTTCCCTCCAAAACGCCCTCCAGAACCGCTTGCTGCATTTTAGCGTTAGCTTTGGTGAACTCGCTCCGGTGCAGTCTATCCTTCACTATTCCAAGTTTTCTCCGAGTCTCTTGGTTAGCTCTCATAGCATCTTTTGACAGCCTGACGTTTTCATCCAGAGAATCTTCAACCGCTTTGACCAGATCGTTGCTCGCCAGGTCAAGGTTGGCCGCTAAGCTTTCCTCGATTATTTGGTGAAACAATGCCGCCAGATGCCGATACGCCTGAGCCACCAGAGTGTCTTCCGCCACGGTTCTGAAAGTTCCAGTATCATCGTAGATTTTTCGTTTTGGTTCATCGTAGAGCACTTCATAGGCTTCTTTAACGGCCCTAAACATTTCACTGTCCCCACCCGCCCGATCAGGGTGGTGAGCTGACATCAAGCGCCTGAAAGCTTTTCTCACATCCGTTTGAGAGGCGTCTTTGGTAATCCCTAGAACGTTGTACAAATCACTCATTTTTTGCTTCCACGTTTCACGGTGTTGTAGCCTCGTATGAATCCGTCCGACTTACCCTTGAGATGCTCAGCGTCTTCCTGTGCCACAATGTACAACTTGCTCCTAAGCATAACCTTGGGCGCACTCGGAGTCTTGTGGACAATTCGATCGATTTTGGCTTGCTCAGCAACCATACCGGCCACAAATTGCTGACATAATTTTACGATGTCTGCTCGGCTAGCCCTTCGAGTCGTCTCTTTGCCACCAAGGTGATCCGCCAGTTGGCTGAGCTGTTCGTTGTTTAAATCTATTGATATGTTTGTTTTCATTTTGTGTACTCGGCCTCTACGGAGGCTATGGCGGATTTGTAATCTCTCAGCCTTTTCAATTCTTGCGGAAGGCTACCCTTAATAGTCTCGAACAGGCTTGTGAGCCCTTGCTCGTGCGGAGCTATGTAGAAACTCCCAAGATGCTTTCTGTAGCCATCCAAAAACGACTTTATCCCGTAACAGGTCATTACATTCAAAGCTGCAGCCTCAGCTTCTGTCAGCTCCAAATTTATCGAAGTCTTAAGGCTCAGTTTAGATTTAGCTTTTGCTTCGGCCATCATTTTACCCATCTGATTATTTCATGCATTTTCGCTTCGGCGGCTTTAGTCATACGCCCTTCATGGTGCCACCACGCCGAATCCTCCAGAGTCCTTGGGAACTCTTCGCCTTCTCTGAACAAGTCGTAATGCGTAGCACACCTCCCCGTTCCTGCCATCCGGTCAATGTACTCACTGTGCCCATGGTGCTTCATGAGAATCCATTTACCATCAGCACTCCTCCAGTGGACCGAACGAGTATGTCGATGACACGTAGTGCCGCTGAGCCAATGGCGTTCGAGGCTTTCTGCGGATACTCTCATATGGGCTTCCATCAGATCAACCCTTTTTCAGTAGCCAAATACTCAGAGATAAAAATAGAGTTTATAACCCCACCCTCTTCGCAGTGGTCTGTCACTGCAGATTTCGGAACCCAGTTTTCGACAGCCCCGTTAGACACGAGGTACGCCTTTTCGGTTTCGTGGACAATTTCCACATCGATTTCTACTTGTTTACTGGCCATTAGCCTCTCCTGGTTTTGGTTTGATTTGAGAGCCAGCAACATCCGCCAGTTTCTGCAGAGCTCGCTGCATCTCCTCCGGCGTGTAACTGGTGGAGTCCCGTATCAGAATTCTGAAATTCTTGTTCAGGTATCTAGTGTCCAATCCAAATTTGTTAGTTGCCATTAATAGTGCCCATCCTCGCTATCCTGAATTAATTCTTCATCTAAAGTCTCTGCCATCTCAGTGGCGGCTTCTTCAGATAACCCGTGGAACTTGAGTAGTGCTGTCAGTTCCGGCACTCGCATCATGTTGTTTTCACTCATGGTACTCTCCTGCAGTATCTCGAGTGTTCCAGTGGTCGGGCACCCAGCCTTCGTACCCGAAGCTATCCCAAACCCTTTGGCGGAGTTTTCTCGGGCTTGTGGCCCTCATGCCCCCGAGGTAGAACCCTAATGCAAACATGCCCAGTGTGAAGAGCAGGAAAGCGTAGAAGATTTCGTCGGGCATCGTGTGGACTTCGGTGCCTACCATGTAGATTATCTCCATACTAGCCTTTACCTCCGTCCAACAAGTTGTTGACCACGCCCTGAAGCCTGCTGTTCTCTCCGGTTACTCGGGCAAACTCCTGCCTAGCTGTAGCCAGCGCCACTGCCGAATGCTTGAATTTTTCACCCAACTCGGTGTGGTTGTGCCCGTCCAATGCGATGCCATTAAGCAGCTCAGACTTGACAGCCTTCAAGTCAGCGTTTTCAGTCTTCAGCTCAGCCAGTTGGGCCCGCAGGCGCTTGATAAGTTTGTTTCGGCGTTTGATGCACTTGACAGCCTTCAAGTCAGCGTTTTCAGTCTTCAGCTCAGCCAGTTGGGCCCGCAGGCGCTTGATAAGTTTGTTTCGGCGTTTGATGCACTTGTTCTGCTGCTTGATGCACTGTAGCCATCCGTACAGAAGCCGGTATGCTTTGTTTACTGGGGTGTTCTCCCGAGGCACTTTGCGTTTTGCAAGAGGGCTGCCCTTCCACATTGACATCCTGTTGTGCCCGCTGTGTAAAGGTGGACGAGGCACATCGTCAGGCAGACTTCCAGAATTGAGCATATTTTCATATTTTTTCATCTCTAACCAATAGGCCATCCACAGACATGCAACATCATCATCCACGAATATTCCTGGCACCCTCCACCCACGATCTCTGGCGGCTTCTTTAATCTCTTCGTAATCGTTTTCTATTTGAAAATTGCTCATTACTTTTTACCTTTTCCAAAAATTAGTTCGTAATCTTCACCGTAAACCTCGCGGCGAACCTCTTCCATACACTCATGACTTACCCCTGTAATGCTTTTTCAAAAGGTGCTTATGATTGCGCTGATGAATGTGCGACAGCTCTTCCTCACTCTTCGAAAGGTGCATGAAAGTAACCCCGAAGAAGTTCGTGATCAAACAGGCTGGGGGGGTCATTAAGACATACGCTAAAATGTCTACGAGTATCTGGAACAGCGCATCGAGAACTCCAAGCAGCGCCAACAGCAGGCCCTTTGCATGTTCGAACAGATCTCCTTTTAACATCCCTAGATCCGCGTGATAGAAGTTGTTGTGGGTACACCACATTGACAGGAATCTACTGATTTTCATTACTCCACCTCCTCGAATCTAATAACCGTGTAAGCGTGGCGATCTCCTGGCTGCTGTGAGTCGCAGCCATCGTTGTGCAGCAGCCAGTTCGGGTTATCCGCCAATGCTCTAGCCTCTCTGAAGTGCGAGCGTACCAGCACCCTTTGGCCTACAGAACCTATTGCTTTAGACTTGTCACAAGTCCACGTACACGCAATTCGCTTCTTACCGAAATGTTTGACATCGCTTTCGCTGGGTAACCTGATTGAAGCCGCTGGGCTGTGCGCCAGACCGGTCAGACACTTGGCGAAATCGTGCGGGGTCATCAGCACCTCAGTGATCAACAGCCCCGAAATTCCGTCATTGATTTTAATGCAAATCTGAGAATTTTTGGAGTTGCTGTTCTGCTGCGTAATTGAGACTTTCCCAGCTGGGCGGATGTATTCTTCACTGCTCATTCTTCTTCTCCCGCCAACCACCGGTCGACTTTAGCTTTGGAACCGTAAGCACGGCCATCAGTTTCATTTGTCAGGTATCCAACGAACGCAGGGAGGCCACTGGCTACCTCATCGTCTGCGTAGCTCACAGCCTTGTACAGGTCGTTGACGAGTACCGCATAAATGAACCCACCAGGACGGATGCGCTGGGTTATGTATCGCTGAAGTTCTTCGAGAGCATGCGCTGGGATAGCCCATTTTTCTCGGAAGGTGTAATTGGGGCGTGAGCTAATTGGCGGCTGCGACGGGCCTTTGTGCATTCTGTTTACGGAATCAATCATCTTGCTTCCTCAGCCTCAGCCTCAGGCGCAGGCGCAGGGGCCATGTTTAAGATCTCGCAGAAAGTGAACTTGGGAAGCTCGGTACACATCTGAGTTAAGAACACATTCTTACATTCCCGACACATCGTCATGGAACCGATCAGCCCGGCTTTCTCAGATGGGCCGTTTTCTATGACAAGGTATACAGCGCCGTTGCCGCAGCGGGTTCTACCGACCACGCCCCCGAGCGTCATGAAAGTGTTGCCATTGGGGATCTCAGTCTGACACTGCTTCAGGTCAGGAGGGATTGGGGCAAACACTTCTGGATCACCCATCATTCGCCTCCTCGCCCAACAGGGCTCGAAGGATATCCGAGTACATCAAATCTTTTAGCATGCCGAGTTTGGAATCCACACTGGATTGCTTCTCATCGGACTGCAGAAGCTTTATGCGCAGAGCGTCTACACGCTGGTGTATGGCGGATTCCAGCTGGCCTAAAACAGCAGGTGTAAGAGATATTCGTGGTGCTGGCATGGCGTAAAGCCCCTTTAATGTCATGTGAAGGCTCACTTTGGCACCATATGGCACGTTTGTCAACAAGTTATGTCATGAGCTCAACAAATAGGGGTAAATAAGAAGGCCCTGAGGCAATCAGACCTCAGGGCCAATTTGCCAGCTCGAAGGTAAAACTTCTTGCCAGCTGTCGGCACAGAGCGGCAACTCTTGACCAACGACGCAGCTACCTATGGCAGGGCTGCTATATCCGGAGATGCGGCTTAGGGGACACACCTCCGAGTGTTTAATAAGTCTGCGGGTCTCCCTTGACGGGGTGCCGCAGATGGTTGAAGTTCGTAACCCCTGCTTCATAACCGGTTTTCGGAGTCGATAGGGTAACAAGCCCTCGTTACAAGTTTGGACGCCCCTCACCCGAAAGGCATCCAGCCCTGAGTATAGTGGGCCGGACTTTGGAATACTACTTCTGCTGCAGTGGGATTCGGGGGCTCCGACCCATCTTCTACAACTATCCTGAATAGCGCGCCCCAATTTATCGTCAAGCTGCTCGCTGCTATACTATGGCGGAACACATGGCTTCTAATAGAAGGCCACTGTCACGAGTAATCGAGGTATTGAGGGACAGCGTATACCAGCGTTACACCTTTGTCAATAAGTTTGTCACGCGCATAAAAAAGACCCCCGATTGGAGGCCTTTAGTTTTGTACTATTACGTAGGTAACTACGAAGCTTTAGGCTTTGAGCCAACCAACCTCGACAGGGCCGTCATACAACTGAGCAGTTGCCACGTTAGTTCGGTAAATTGCTGCAGCCCTTGAGCCCGCCTGCATCGGTTGTTCAAGGTCTGCAGATTTGGCAAAGAGGGTATCTTTGTCCGAGTCCTGGATAATGATTCGGTCAATGGCATGGATAGTGAATGTCTCAGCCTTGGCCGAGAACTGCAGTACCTCGGGCTGGGGGGTTACCTCTGGTGGGCTTATTCGAATATCCACAAAACCTACTGGGTGTCCGGCGCTGACAGAGAATGGTATTAGCACCATCGTCAGCATGACAGTCAAGCAGAACGAACTTAGTTTTAATTTCATCTGTTTACTCGCTTTAGGTTAAAAGTAACTTCTGGGTTTGCTGGGCCAGCGTACTGATTGTGTAAGGGGCTGTCAGCAAGTTTGGGTTGGGGTTAGGTTAGGCGTAACGGGTGGAGTTGGTTTGGTGAAATTTTACTGCGGGGGGTTTGACACCTTGAGAACACAATGAGAACAAATAAACTGGGGGTGGGGGTCACTTATCCACAGCTT